ATTAAGTGTTGTAATTAATGATTGTGATCCTGCACCTTTATTCATTAGTGCTTTATCAAATTCTTGATGTTCTTCAGGTCCATTATCAGATGGATCAAATGTGCCATCTTGAAATGTTGTATTTGTAAATTTATAATGACTATCAATATTTTTTCTATCTGTAATATTATTTTCAAGTTTACCTGCTTCTAAATTACTAAGAGTATTATTCATTGATATTTGACTTTTTTTAGATACTGCTAATTTTGTAGAATCTCCTACAATACTATTAAGTTGTTTAATAATAATATCACTACCAACAATAGGACCACCTCTATGTAACTTAGATAATTCAGTCATAGCATTATAAAAATCTTTTTCTTTAGGATTTAAATTCATATCCTTTTGTGGATTAGCTAATTTTGCTGTAACTTTTACAAGACTTTCAGCAGTAGTTATTGTTTCAGGATTTCTAAATAAAGTTTGTGCTGTAAAACCTATGATTCTATTATGAAATATTCTAGCATCTGTATCACTATTATTTATAAAGCCAAATCCTTTTACATTAGTCTTTACACCGATTGAATTAATTATCTGATTATTAAGTTCAGTAAATTTATTAATATCAAAGCTACCATTAGTTACCCAATCATTTGCAAATTCTGTAGGTTTAGTATAACTAATAAAAGTTTCAAATCTATTTTTAGCAATAACAGTATCTTTACTATTTTTTATATCAGTTTCTTTATCAGATAATTCTTGCTTTATTTGATTTTTTCTTGTGCGAATATCACTTTCACGAGTTCTAATATTTGCCGCTAAACTATTTGTTTGTGATATTATAACACTAAGATATTGCCCTGCTTCTTTTTTTACTGTATCTAAAAATTCATAATCAGCTTCTGTAAGTTCATCTTTGCCTAATTTTTTTGTACCATTTGCAAGATACAATTCTGCACTTTCCATTTTATATGCAGTCATACCTTTGCTAAATCCATTCATCAAACCTCTTGCAACAGAAGTTTCTATACCTATTCTTGTATTACTTACTTGACTTCGTGTATATCCAATAGTTCCATATTCATCTACCGAATCATTAAAAGCATCTAATAAATCTTTTTTTTTTTTTTTTTTTCCAGAATAAAATTGTGTAAAATTACTTTCATTTGTGTAGTTAGATGCTACAGCACTTATTTCTTGTTATGCATTATTACTAAAACTTCTTTGTGTATCAGCTTGATTTCTAATATTATCATTTTTTTCAGTCAGTGCCATATCAAAAAAGTGTTGTGTCGACAACTTAGCAACACCTTCTTGTATGTCAGATGTAAAATCACCACCACCTAATTTGTTTATTTCTTCAATATATGATGGAACAAAGTTATTAATTTTTTCTTGAAAGTCTTGAGATGATTTAGAGTCTAATCTTATTTGTTCTATATTTTTTGATAGATCATTAGATAATGCTAAAGCATATTTTTTTTGCATTAAAGGTTTTGCAGTTCTTTGTGCTATCTCACTAAGATTAGTATCAATAGGTTGAAAATCTAATACACTTTTTTCACCTATCTCATTATCAAACATATCATATTCTTTAACAATCTTTCTTGTAGAAAGACTTGCAACATAATCTCTACCTTTTTCTTGTTCAAGATCAGTTGCTTCTTTAAAATACATATTAGCAATTCTTTCACCAGTATCAGCTAATGCTTTAGCGGCTTGTATTCCACCAGTATCAACAGATACTACACCTACTGGTTTGTTTATAAATGATGCTTGTTTTGCTCTAATAAATTCTACCATTATATACTCATCACTTCTTTGCCTTCAGATATTCTGTTGGCTTGATATGCTCCTCTTAATACAGAGCCAAATGCTTGATACCTATATGCTCTTGCTAAATTATTACCTTTCATTGTTGCCATAGATTGAGCAAAAGATCTTTGTGCTTGTTCACCTGCAAGTTGTAATCTTGCTCTATCAACACTAACAGAAGTTTCTTTTCTTGCTCTGTCTATTATAGCTTTTAAACTTCTATCACTTCCTATATCTCTTCCCATAGTTCCTGCTAATGCTTGGTTCATTCCAATAAATGTTTTTAAATTATTCATACGAATATTATGTTCTTGCAATGCCCTTAACTTTGCTTGTTTCTTTTGAGTTTCTAATTGTCTTGCCCTTAGTGCGGCTTCTCGTTTTGCAGCTTTTGCGGCACTCATAGAACCCATTACAGAAAATGCTGTTGAACCTATTGCTAATGCTAATGATAAACTCAAAATGCTACCTCTACTATCATTCCATTTATTTGTAAATCTAAAGGAAAAGACTGTGATACTATCACTCTAGGATCACGACTATATCCTAATAATCTAAATTCTTCTTTGCCAGTTACAGCAGATCTTTCCATAAAGCCACCAGTTACAGTATCAGTTGTATTCCTAATAACTAAATCTCTACTTGTTGATGTTGTGCTTGGTCCTTGCACACTTACAGCAAGTGTTGAATGTAAATCTAATACGACTTTTGGTATTTGTCTAGGTTCACCAGTTAAAGGACCACCTTGAATAGCGGCATCTATAGGCAGGGTTTTTAATGTTGGAGAAAATGAGTAACCTATAAATGCCTGACTCAAGCCACTTTTTACAGCACTTGCATCAATCTGACCACCACTTATTGTAAATGTGCCTAAGAAATCATTTCCATTTGTAGCTTTAACTACAGCATCATTACTAAAATGTGATGTTAAACTTCCAAACACACTAGCACTACCACTAAATGTGTCACAAAAATCCATTGGCATATCTGTCTGGAACTCTTCAAGAAACAACTTAGTTGTACCCGAACCATCATCTCTAGCACAAACTACAAATAATCTTTCATGTACTGCACAGATACTATGCCACAATCCTTGTGTATCCCAAAGACTCCACCCTGCTTTTTGATCTCCTCTTACAGAATAAAATACAGCTAATGTACCATCATTATTAATAAGAAAAGCATATGACTCACTTCTATTTAAAGCACCTTTAATAGATGTCATCTGTACTGGATCTAATATAAGATGTGGTGCAAGACCTGATACAGCTACAGAAGTATATGCCGCTTCTGCATCTGTAAACAAAAACTCTCTCAATGCACTGCCAGTCTTTTGTATAAACAAAGTAGCACCATCAAATACTGTAGGTTTTACAAAGCTACTGCCATATGGTGTTTGTCTACGTATTTGTGCATTAGCAGGAGCAACTGGTTTATCTGTTGGTGCTTGTACAAATAACTCAGCGCCAGTTGTAAATACTTGTAAATCTCTATTTGATACTAAATGTCTTATAGAAAATATTTCACCTACATTTGCAGTAAGATCAAGAGCATCATTATCTTCACCATCACCAGTATCGAAATTAAAATATAAGCCTGATTTACTACCCCATATACCATCAGGCTGTGCCAATGTGCCACCAAACCAAAGTCTATTTTGATGAAATGTAACTGCGGCAGGATAGCCACGAAGTGCAGAATAACTTTGCTCTGCCCATTCTGATGTTGCACCTGTAGAAGAAACACGAGGACTTCCTCCTCCTACAGCACTTGATGTTGCTGTATGTGATGAAGTAAACTCATATTTATTTTCATCAATTACTGTTATTGTTCTTGTGCCATTTATTTGTGCCGCACTAATGCCACCTAACGCACCTGATCTATCAATAACAACAGATGCTCCAGTAGCCAAACCATGTAATGCTTGTGTTACAATAACTGTAGACGATCCATCAATAGTTTCTAAACTATCTACTGGTAAAGTTTGTCTAATAGTTCCTTTAATATCTCCAGTAGCAGTTGTTGAGTTAGTAACACCTGTAATTCTAACTCTTGTTTCTCCTATTAAAAGATCTGTTCCAATATGTTTTGATGGACTATCTGTGTTAAAATAAGCGGAGCTTGTTGTAAATGTTCTTGAGCTTCCACTTGTATGACTTGGTGTTATTGTAACACCTTGTGCTTGAAAACTAAAATATGGCTGAAATATGTTATTACCATCTCTTGAATCATCAAAAGCAAATGTTGAAATAGCAAATGTAGTAAGACCAGTTCTTTCTAGTATTCTAGTTGGAAAAGTATTGTGACAAATAAACATAAGATCACCTTGCTGTGCAAAAGTAATCTCTTCAAGATATGGTGCTGATGTTGTATTGACTAACCATGTTTGACTAGTAAGTGACTGAATAGATGACACAGCACCAGTAGTAGGACTTATCTGGAATATCTCTATTCGTGTATTGCTAAATGCTATTATATATTTTTCATCATCTGAAAATATAAAAGGTTCAATTCTTACACTTTGTCTAAGATCAGCTATATCAGTATAACTAGGCGAAGAACCAAAGTTAGCTATACGTTTTGTACCAGTTCTTTTTTTCAAACCACCTTCAGATCTAATAAAAAAGTTTCTTACTTGTTCTGCGGCATTAGTATAAACTTTTGTATCTGTACGAGATGTAAGTGATGGACTAACTTCACCAAACTGAAAGTTATTTAATGGCACTCTAACTCTAGGCATTAACTTCTCCTAGTTGTTATAAATCTTGATGTAGATAGTTTTCTTGTAGTCTGTTGTTGTGCATCAATGTTTCTTGCTTTTGCCATCAACTGATTAGCTTTTGTTTCCATTAATTGCATTAGCCTATCATCTCTTGCTATTGATGTAGCAAAAATAGATGCTAGTGAATATTGCAATGCTAAAGAAAAGTATGATGGGAAATCAATTTCGTCTGCTCTAAATGTAAAGTCAGCTATCAAAGTATCATTACTTGTTGAGTCACTAAATACTTTGTCACCATAAACAGTAAAGTCTATTAATCTATCATTTATTGTAACACTATGTAACACAAGTAAGTTACTTGGTAATTGATGTGCAATATCAAACCTGCCAGTAGGTGCATCTGATAATTGATTAAGTACAGCTTGTTCTGTAGCAAATCGCCATCTTGCTGTAGAGAGCATGGCTCTAACTGTATCCTCATACATATTAGTTGCTACTAAGGCTTCGGTACTTGAGGAGTCAAATGAAGTAATAGGTTCTGCACCAATCAGAACTAAGGCTCTTGATGCTATATCTATTGCTGAATTTGCTACTGTACTTGCCATATAAAGATAGGGGGATTGCTCCCCCTACTCCTAATCTCCGTCTGTTTCTGCTACAGCAGTTCCGTCTGAAACGTCAACTACTGACCCAGTATTGGATAGAACAGTACAGAAATGTGTTGTTGGTGTATTAGTATCCATAACAATTATTAGATCTCTAACATTCATCATATTAGCGGCATCATTAAAATACCCTGATGTATTGATTGCGGCAATCGCATCTGTTGTTTGATAGATCCATAATTGGACACCACTAGCACCTGCC